AGGGTTCCCAAAAAGCGGTGCGGGACCAGGTGGCGGTTGAACTCGGGCTCTTCTCCGACGCCGACCCGCGCCTGACCTGGCACTATGCCCAGGCCCGGGGCCGGCCCAAGGAGTATGCGGTGCGGGTGAGGATTGAGAGGGCAAATGAGAAAGCCAGTCATGGGTAGGCTCCGGATTCAAAATCAGCAACTGCGGCAGGAGAACGATCGACTCAGGATAGCTCTTGGCAGGGTCTGCGATGCGCTTGCTCAACAGAGTCGCGGCATCCTCTATCGATCTTGGCTTATATTTCCGGAAGACGTATTTGTTAAGCGACAGAAAGGAGACGAGAGAGCATGAAAAGCAAACTGGTCTGGGGCGTCATCGGCGCAGTTGCCGGCGTGGCGTTCCTCGTACTAGCGGCAGCGTTACGCGGGTGTCTCTAGCGGACAAGGTGCCGTGACAAACTTCAGCCAGCTCTACCGTAAGCACAGCCCGGCCATGAGCGCAGCCATCGCCCGGATTGTGGGCGAGCACGCTGAGGTCGAGGATCTGCTCCATGACGCATGGGAGAAGTATTGGCTGACCCGGCACACGTTTCAGGGCCGGTGCTCGCTTCGGACTTGGCTCGTCACCATCTCAATGAACGTGGCCCGTAGCGCGATGCGACGAGACAGAGGCCAAGCGGCGTCCGCTTCGGGGCCAGTATCGGAGCCCGCTGCCGACTACCGCGTCAGTCTGGGAGACGCTGGCGACAGCATCAAACAACTTCCGGCGAAGTCTAAAACCTATCTGGTGCTGACGGCGGTGGAGGGAATAGCGCCTGGCCAGTTGGCGGACTTGTTCAAGGTTCGGCGCAGCTCGATGCACCGGCGAATCTTCGAGGCGCGGAAGGCGCTGCGGGCGTCATGCGTCTAATGGGGCATGAGCGAGGAACAGGAGGCTAACGCGAGATGGAGAACCGAGCCAATCAAGCCGGAAGTGTTGAAGGCCCTGAAACGAGCGGGCCAGTCGGTAGTGGTAGAGGTGTGGGTGTTCGACAAGCACAAGAAGCCCCACCGCCAGCTAGTGACAGTCAAGCCCTAGAATTTGTCGCGCAGCAAGTCCTGATTCAGCACCTGACGCCATACGGGACCGCGCTCCCGTTCGTCATCCATAGCTGGCTCAAGAGCTTTCGCAATTCCGGCTTTGCCAAGCACATTCCCGCCCATCTCTATTTTGCCTCACACCACGCCCTCATTGAGCGCCTGCTTAAGAGAGGGGCCAGAGCGTGTGCCGCTGTCTTCGCCGATGACCCGGACACATTAATCGGCTGGATGTGCACCGAAGGGACGGTCCTGCACTACCTCTATGTCAAGCATGTCTTCCGCCGCATCGGCATCGGGACGAAGCTGCTTGCGTCACTTCCCGAATCACCCAAGTTCTACAGCCACCTCACCTATGCGGGACTGGGGTTTCGCGCTAAGCGGTTGCCCCAGGCGCTCTACAATCCCTATGCTGTATGAGTCTGGCAACGAAAACAAAAGAGAGCGGGTTGACACCCTGGCAGGTGCTGATTTCTGCGGCAGTCCGGTATCAGGCCGATGGTGCGACGGAAGAGGAATTCTTGGACGCGGCCCGGAACGCATTTCGGAAGTACCAGAAGCTGTACGAAAAGGAGCATAGAGAATGAAAGAAGAGACAGTGAGACAGGAGCACGCGCGGATGTTCGTCGCATCGAAGCAGATGCAGAAGGCAGAACCCGCGCCCGAGTCTGAGCCCGAGCCAGCTCCCAAAGTCATCCCGCTTCCGCCAGAGCCTGTGCGTCCCAACGACTATGAGCTCGGGACCGGAGTCGTCAGTCTAACCGTAGCCTCAGCTGTCCCCTATCGCGGCTCGGAGACGCGCAGCATCTCATCGCTTCGGATTGAGGCCAGAGCTAGCGGGTTGCGGATGCGGACCGTGACCGTGGGGATTGAAGTCACATACCGTGGAACGGACCTGAAACCGAGGACGCTGCTGATTCCGTGGAGCAACGTGGCGAGCCTGGAGCCGGATTTATCAGCTAAGTTATGAAACGCCTTGTCCCGTTCCTGTTTCTGTCTAGTTGCTATCTCGGCCCCGCTCCGCCGCCGGCCATAGACCTGGCCGCAATCCAAGACGGGGCCGAATGCGAGCACGTGTCTGTGTGCAAGGACGAGACGACGCTGGCGAATTGTATTTTCCCCGGTGGGCACTCGCCGGGCTACTGGAGTTTGCGGACCTGTGTCCGGTGCGTGCCCGCTGGCGAAGTGAGCTGGGTTGGCGACAAGTTTCCATTCCCGGTCTGTCTCATTGACGGAAACAGGCCGGTGCCGAGCGAGCTTTAGATGGCTCTTAGTCAGAACACGAGCGGTAACAGAAGGCCACCCGGCGCAGCACCGTTATGGGTCAAGGGCGTTTCAGCTAATCCTGGAGGTCGTCCGAAGAGCGCAGTCCTTCGTGCGATGTTGGAGCCGCATCGGCGCGACATGGTGGCGACGCTACTTCACTTAATGCGCGCGGCCAAGGACGCCACCCGGCTCGAAGCGGTGAAGCTAATGCTGGCCTATCTGGATGGGCGGCCGGATGCGATCACACTTGACAGCATGTCTGATGAGACATTGCTTGTACTGTTGACGCAACGGATTAAAGACAAACAAACAAAGGCGCCGGAAGCAACGCAGTGATATCGCTGGAGCAAGCGGCGGAACTACTCGAGCGGCAGATCCGCGATAACCAAGCCCCAGCACCAAACCTGCTCGCCGATTCCTTCCCCGAGCAAATAGCTTTCGTTCAGGATACGGCCCCGCTCAAGTGCGCGTTTACCACCAGGCGCGCGGCCAAGTCCTTCAGCGCTGGCCTGGATTTCGTCCAGGACAGCTTCACGCACCCTTACGCCCACTACCTGCTCCTGATGACGGTCCGGGCCCAGGCCAAGCGCGACTTCTGGCAAGACGTGCTGAAGCCAATCGAGCGCAAGCACGAGCTTGGGATGAAGTTCAACGAGACCGAGCTCACGGCCACGTTCCAGAACGGGGCCATTATCTACGTCGGGGGCGCGGATAGCTCCCATGACGAATGGCGGAAGCTGCTCGCGGGCAAGTACCGGAAGGTTCAAATCGATGAGGCGCAAGGCTTCATCCACGCGGACTTGTCGACGCTCGTTTATGAAACGTTCAAGCCTTCGGTGACAGACTGGCGCGGAAGCGTGGCTCTATCTGGTACGCCGGGCATCGTCGCGAAGGGTTTGTTTTACAACGTGACGCAGGGCCTCGAGTCGGGCTGGAGTCTGCACACCTGGGACACGCACAAGAATACCGTCATCGGCCCGACCGGGAAGCGCATCTGCGACGAGTGGGCCGCCGAGATTGCTGACCTGAAAGCGCGCAAGCCTGGCGTCGAGAAGTCGAACTGGTTTCGTCGCAACTACATGCGCGAGTGGGTGGTGGAAGAGGATGCGCGCGTATACCGCTACCAGGCCATGCGCAATGACTTCTCTGGCGAGCTCCCGCTATTCACCAGCGGCGGCTGGCACCATGTCCTGGCCGTGGACCTAGGCTGGCACGGGACGGCCTTCACCCTGCTCGCGTACCATGACCATAGCCGGACTTTGTACGTGCTCGAGTCCCGAAAGAAAACCGGCTTGGACATCACCGCCACCAGCGCGGAAATACGCCGGTATGAGCGCCAGTATGAAATCGAGAGCTATCAGGTGGACGGGGCCAACAAGCAGGCGGTGGCCGAAATGAACGCCCGCCACGGGCTAGCCCTAGAGGCGGCCGATAAGCGGGACAAGTTCGAATTTATTGAGTTGATGAACGACGACTTCGCCCAGGGCCTCATCAAACTGTCGCCGGAATGTAAGCCGCTCAAGGAGGAGTACGCGAAGCTGGTTATTGACGAGCGCCACTTCGCCCTGACCGGCATCCGGCGCGAGCAACGGGGCTTGCCCAATCACTGTTGCGACGCCACGCTCTACGGCTGGCGCAAGGCCTATACCTACCTCGCCACCAAGGCGCCGCCAGTTCCAAAGCGGATTGGCACATTCGAGTTCCAGCAGGCCCTGGCCCGGGCCCAGATTGCGATGGCGGATGAGGGCCTAGACCGACTCTTGCGCCGGAATGCGGATGAGCTCGGGGTGCAACCGCGGGGGATGGACGATGAGGACTGGGCCTTTACCGGAGAAGCCTAGCGCCTCGCCGGCGTCTAAGAGGCGTGGACGACAAGCGTATAAACCGCAACATCGACGAGGCGAATGAAATCTACAAATCCGGCCACGTCCCGACGCACAAAGATATCCAGTGGACAGGCGCGGAGAAGCTGCAGCGGGACAAGGACATGAAGCAGTTCTGCAAGAGCTCCGGGCAATCGGGCCAGGACCCGTACTTCACGGTGTCGGACGCTTACCGGCGCGGGTATGAGGCCATTGACTGGGACGTGAAATGAACCCCGACGAGCTCCGCGCGATGCTGGCCCTGCTCCAGGAATTCCGCGTGTCCCACTTCAAGCGCGGGGACCTGGACATTACCATCGAGCTGTCGCCAGCCGGGGAAGGACTCGACGCCATAGGCGAAGCCGCGGCCATTCCCCGCGACGCAGCCAAGTACTGGAGCGCGCCAGAGCCGGAGCCAGGCCCAGACGAGCCCGAGAAGCACTAGCGCATGGCGATTTACGGCTCCAGCGGCGTGGGAAACATCCCCCAGACAACGCGCCGGGACTGGTGGAACTGCAAGGGCAACGAGATAGCCAAAACCATCTCGAGTGTGCTCCAGGTGTTGAAGCACCAGCAGCGGCACCGCATCCGGCAGCTGATTGATTCCTCGCGCCTGTACGGCAACCTGCCCCTGTACGGGCCTTATGGACCGAACCAGATTCGCTACAAGCAGAGCTACGGCCAGCAGACGCTGGACCGGGTGACGTTCAACTTAATCCAGGCTGTTGTTGACACGTTCGTGTCCCGGATGGGGGCAAAAAATAAGCCCAAGCCCTATTTCCTCACCAGCGGCGGGACGTACCAGGATGTGCGCAAGGCCAAGAAATTGAACAAATTCATTGAAGGCCTGTTCAACGAAACCAAAGCGTACGCGCTGGGCGTGCAGGCGCTGAAGAATGCGGCCGTTCACCATGACGGACTCGTTTATGTGTTTGAGCGTCATGGCAAGGTGACCCTTGAGTTGGTGCCGGCGAACGAGATAGTCATTGACGAGGTGCAGGCAGTATGGGGTAAGCCTCGGCAGTGGCACCGAGTACACCTAGTTGACCAGGGCCAGCTCGCGCATCTGTTTCCGGCCCACGCGCAGGAAATAAAGCGGGCCGACACGGTGAAGTTTCCGGACGCGTCCACCCACAATACCGTCTCGCCGATGGTCGAAATACGCGAATCCTGGCATCTGCGGGCCGGTCCCAAAGCCAAGGACGGTAAGCACATTCTCACGTGCGAGACGTTCAACCTCACAAACCTCGAGCCGTACGACTTCGACTTCTACCCGTTCGCGGTCCTGCCCTACAGCAAGCGCCAGTTCGGTTTCTGGGGCCAGTCATTGGCCGAGCAGCTAGAGAATCTGCAAATCAACGTCAACCGGATGTTGATGATTGTCTCGCGCACGCTGCACCTCGCGGGCACATTCAAGATTTTCCTAAAGCACGGCTCGAAAGTATCCAAGGAGCACCTCACCAACGAGCTCGGACTGGTGGTGACATATGCTGGGGACACGCCGCCCACCTATGTGACGCCGCCGGCCATCCAGCCCGAGTGGTGGCAGACCATTGATAAATTCATCGAGCGGGCCTTTGACCAGTCCGGCTTCTCGATGCTGTCCGCGACAAGTCGGTTACCGCCCGGGCTCCAGAGCGGAACCGCGATTCGCAGCTATGACTTCATCGAGACGGACCGATTCCAGGAGAAGGGCCGGCAGTATGAGGATTTCTTCCTGGATTTGGGGAAGATTGCCATCGCGGTCGCGAAGCAAATCTACGAGGAGAAGGGCCACTACGAGGTCAAGGTTGGCAAGAAGTGGCTTGAGACCATCGATTTGAAGGACATCCTCGGCGATGGTTTCGACATCGATTCCGACGCGACGATGCAATGCTTCCCGATTTCAGCCTTGTCTCAAGAGCCGTCCGCGCGCTGGGAGCAAATCCAGGAGTGGATTCAGGCCGGGTGGATTGACCCGCGCACTGGCCGGCAGCTGATGAATTTCCCGGACCTGGAACGGATTGAAAACCTCCAGGACGCGCAAGAAGAGTGGCTCCTGATGGTGCTGGAGAAGATGACCGATGAGGGCGAGTACACCAGCCCCGAGCCGTACATGGACCTGGACCTCGCCGGGACGCTCGCGCTCCAGTTCTACGCTTATGGCAAGGCCCAGGGCCTGCCCGAGGAGCAGCTCGACGACTTGCGACAATTCATGGAAGAGGTCAGCCAGCTCAAGGCCTCAGCCCAACCCCCGATGATGGCCCCAGGCGGTCCCGGCATCACGCCCCAGGCCGCACCCGCGCCACCGCCCGTTTCGCCCCTGATTCCGAATCAACCTGGAGTACAAGCCGCCGCGTAGGAGATTCGTATGCCTGACCCAACTGCTGTTGTCCGTCCCAACCTGCCCCCGCTTGAGAGCCGAGTTGCAACGGCCGTGGCCAAAATTGAAGCAAAGAAGTCCGGCTCGCCGGCCCCGGCTGCGGTGCCGAATACGCCCGCGGGCGAGGCCCTGGCCGAGAAAACGGCCGAGAAGGCCGCAGCTGCTGCGGCTGCAGCCCCCTCCGCCGAAGTCAAGCCCGGCGAAATCGCGAAACCTGCCGAGTCAGAGCCGGGCAGTCGCAAGGATTACATCAATCTGGCCAAGGCCGAGGCCAAGCTCCAGGCCGAGCGCCGCGCGTTCCGGGCAGAGCAAGAGGAGCTGCGGCGCCAGCAGGAAGCGACAACGCGCCAAGGCCAGTACTTCGAATCCCTCAAGGCCAGGGCCAGGGGCGACCCGGACTCGGTGGCCCGTGAGCTGGGCCTAGACTATGCCGCGTGGACCAACCAAGTCCTGGGCAAAGAGGCGACGCCAGACCAGAAGATTCAGGCGCTCACCGGCGAGATCGAAAACCTCAAGGACGGACTGGCCACAGAGAGGGAGCAAGGAAGAAATGCGGAGGCAGCGCGTCTAAGGGATGAGGCCCGCGGAGTGGCCCAGCAGTTCCGCTCCGACGTAAGCGAGTTTTTACGGGCGAACGGCGAGCAGTATGAGGCTATCAACACGCTCGGCCTGAATGACACGGTGTATGGACTCATTCGGGGCATCTACGCGCGAGACGGCAAATTACTGACGCCAAAAGAGGCCGCGGACATGTTGGAAGAGGCCGCGGTTGAGGCGATTGAGCAGTTTGTAGACAAAAGCAAGAAGTGGCCCGAAAGGCAAAGAGCAAAGGCTGCAAAAGCCACCCCGCAGAACGCAAAGAGTGAAACTCCCGGTCAGGTGCGGACCGTAAGCAATGACATGACGCCGGAAGCAGGAGGCTCCCGCCCGGAAAAGAAGCAGATGACGCAAACCGAGCGGATTGAGAGAGCAGTCGAGAGCTTCAGGGCCAAGAAGGCCGCCGAGTCATAGTCTAAACCCGCCCAGACAACACCTTGACGCTGGCTTCGAGTCAGCGGTGGGAGTTTCATGGGTCTATCATTTTCAGTCTCCGAT